TCGTATAAACATTAATCAGTTGATTGAGAAGAGGATCCCTTGTTGTGATCTTCTTCATCCTGATCATTGTTTAACAGAGAAGCAAGTGGCAGAGATAGCTCATGATGTAAGAATGGATATTGACTTACATCCTATCTACAAGCAAGTAGATAAACATATCATGGCGTATGTGGAAGCAGCTGGTATTGATAATAAAGAGCATTGGGTTGAAGAGAAACTACTTGATCTTCCTGATGAAGAAGGTATATCATTTGATTAAGGAATTGTAAAGAACACATTATGGCGATATATAAGAATAACAGGATAGTGATTGATTTAACTGAGTTGGTAGAAATCCGCTCTGGAGTTATCAATCAAGAGCTCAGTGAGTATGAAGTTGAACAGATAGCAAGTGCATTACAGCATACGTTAACTTGGGATACTTTGTTCTTCATGGTAGATACTGCAATACTTGATTTCAAGGGCATGAACCCTATTGAGTATGGCAGTGAAATGAATGAGTCATGGTTATTAGAGATTGAGCGTAACAAGAAGAAGTTTAAGATGGTAGATTTAAAAGGAGGGTCATGGACTATTCAAGTGCCACAACGGATAAAGGAGTAAAGTCTTATCACATTTATTTCGAGGATAAGTGTTTGTTTAAGAACTTAACTGAGGAAGAGTTTGATTTGATATGGGCGAAGTTATATCGTTCGTATCACACAGATAGTGTGTCGTTTGTTTCTTGTATTGGGGATGAATGTAAGTTGGAGGAGCAGAGTTATTAATGCACTCACTTGATCATATTGAACATTATACTAAAGCATGGATTGATCATTTACAGGAACCTACTGAGAGTGGGGTATCTAGATGTCCTTACGCAAAGAAGGCCACTCACAGATATAGAAAGGTACATGACTATCACTCTGCATATGACTTCTGGGAAGCAGTGTCAGAGGAGTGTGATAAGTTCAATGGCGATTATGATGTCGTACTTGTGGCTGCTGCAACGAACAATCAGCATATAGATGATCAGATACTGGGTGGAGGAGTTGATGCAATTAATACTTTTTTAAATAAGAAAGCACAGGGTCTATGGCTCGTGTTTAAGTATGACCATGTGTTTACCATTGTTATGATTCAAAAAATTTCTTTTTTAGACGACGCATCGAGGGTTCTGGAGAGTAAGGGTTACTACAACCGTTATAACAATCAACAGATGGAGAAGGTCGTTTATGGGCGTAGAAGATATCGGGAGAAGTTAGATGGAGTGTAAGAACCTACCGAATCACGGATACGTTGAAGGAGTTCTAAAAAAATCCGAACGTGAGTACCTCTGGAGCTTGATTGGAGATCTCGATGGTTTAACAGAGAAGAACTATGGAATGAAGGTATCTGTTCAAAAGCAATTAGAAGATAAGGATAACTACTTTACCAATAACGTATTGATGCCATATGTTCAAACGTATGTGAATACCTATGGGATACCGTTTCTAACGAATACTACTCATAGTCACGACTTGTGTTTGAATCGCTTCTGGGCTAGGATATCTAAGGACGGAGACTATCAAAGCATACACGATCATCAAAGTGTGTTTACGTTTGTAATCTGGTTGAAGATACCTTTTGACGGAAACAAAGAAAGAAACATACAACCAAACTTCCGCCCAGAATCAGGGGACTTCTGTTTAGTGTATACAGATACAACTGGTCAAATACTCAAGAAGAACTGGATACTGACACCAGAATTAGAAGGAACAATCATAGTTTTCCCAAGCCGTATAAATCACATTGTATACCCTCACTTTTCAACAGATGACTATCGGGTTGCAGTAGCTGGAGATGTGTCGTTATCAAGTCACAACCCGCTCAACGAGATATAGAGTAAAAACACTTTTGTATAGATAGAAACATAATGAACTTACAAGAAACAATGCAAATTGATCTCGATGCAGGGACAATTGAATTGCTATACGAATCAATTCAGTTCCGCCTCGAAAACGACAATCACTTAATGTATCATCCCGACATTCGCAAAGACTTAGAAGACTTGTTGGCAGAATGGGAAGATGAGTACGTTTAACGTCTATATTGGCGACAACCTTATCATGGAATCAATTCCAGATACTGACATTAAACATAAGCTAGAATATATAACCGAGTATTTCAAACACTACCCTGATGATGATCTTCGTAAAGAAGAGATAAAGGTGATCAAAAATGAAAATTAAAAAGATTAATCCACCCAACTATGGTTTTCTAGATGTGACACTGGAGAAGAATCATACGGATTTTCTGTATTCATTAATCGAGAAGTATGAGCCAAAAGAATCACAACAGCAATGGATGCTGATAGATGATAACAATAGGTTCCAAAAAGAAGTTTTAAATGAAGTAGTAAAAGAATATGTTAAAGAGTGGGGCTTTCCACATAAACTTAAAACAACTCATATACACGACCTTACCTTTCAGAAGTTCTGGGTCAATAAGACAGGAGTAGGAGAATATCACTCATTACACAATCATGATGCAGTGTTCTCTTTTGTAGCATGGTTGAAGATACCTTCAGTTGCAGAAGTAGAACAGAAAGTTATGAATACCATGCACCCAGAGGCAGGCGACTTCATACTTACCTATAATGACATCATAGGCAAAACTCGTAAGGTTAACTGGAAACTAGAGAAACAATATAACGAGGGACACTTACTAATATTTCCAAGTGACTGCTATCATGCGGTTTACCCCCACTTCTTGACAGACGAAAAGAGGATATCTGTTGCTGGCGACATCGCAATCAACAGTATGGCTTTGAAAGAAATAAATGATCACGGAATGTTACTAGGCCCCTGTAATAGTCAGGAGTTCCTCTAATTTCTTGACTATATAATAAGACACTGGACAGATTGATTGATCGGTGTTATACTTACTATGTACTGATTACATGTTATGGCAAAAGGATTTACAGTAAAAGCAAAAGCTCCGAAGACTAAAAAGGTCGAAGACGATTTTAATCTAGAGGAAGCGAAAGCATTAGCAAAAGGTAAAGCAATAGTTTTCTGTCTGCCAGGTAGAGGAGTATCTTATATTTTCTTAAAGAACTTCGTTCAACTATGCTTTGACCTTGTACAGAATGGATCTAGTATCCAAATCTCACAAGATTACTCATCAATGGTTAACTTTGCAAGATGCAAGTGCCTTGGTGCAAACGTATTAAGAGGCCCAGACCAGATTCCTTGGGATGGTAAACTAAAATATGACTACCAACTATGGATTGACTCAGATATCGTATTCGATACAGAGAAGTTCTATCGTTTAGTATGGATGCAAAAGGATATTGCAGCTGGTTGGTACTGTACAGAAGACGGAAAGACAACATCTGTTGCACATTGGTTAGAAGAAGAGGACTTTGCAAAGAATGGTGGAGTGATGAATCACGAAACTATCGAATCTATCTCTCGTAGACGCAAGCCTTTCACTGTTGACTACACTGGATTTGGTTGGTTACTCGTCAAACATGGTGTATTTGAGCACAAAGAGATGAAATATCCTTGGTTCGCACCAAAAATGCAAGTCTTTGACTCAGGAGAAGTCCAAGATATGTGTGGAGAAGACGTATCTTTCTGTTTAGATGCAAAAGAAGCGGGTATGGAGATCTGGTGTGATCCTAAAATCCGTGTTGGTCACGAAAAAACAAGGATAATCTAATGGATGTCAAGTACAAAGTAGTAGAATTGGGAACTTCTGGCTGGTGCGTCAACGATCCTAAGTTAGATGTAGGTCTTACTAAGGAACAGGCACAAGTCAGATTGGAGTTTTACCTTGAAGAAGGTATCTCTCCAGACCGATTACGGGCTCAGATTGATAAATAAAAAGAAAAAGGTTAAAAGATGGCAGATTCAGATCCAAAATTAGCACCCCATAACGTAGTAAGTGCTGGTTTCGCTAGTGGAAGTGTTAAAGGACAGTATGATGTGAGCGCTCAAGCACGCAAAAAAGCTGCTGCAAACACAAATGATAAGCAATCTCCATTAGCTGCTGGTTAGAAATACATAAAAATTAGTTTCAAGACCCTCCAAAAGGGTCTTTTTTTGTGTCTAAATACATAATGATAATAATATTGTCTAAAATGAAGCTAAAGAACACTCCATTTGGCGGTTTTAAAGATGGTTTTATTGAAAAACCAGAGGAAGATGACACAATTTTGCGTGAAGTTGTGGGTGATGACGCTAATGACAAGAAAAGAAAACAAAATCTAAGTGAATAATGGCTAGCATTGACCAGAGTAGAGCATCAAGTAAAGGATTTAGTGACATCAGCCTGTCTTTTTCAAGGCATCCTGTCACTAATGACGTAGCTATTCTTGTCGATGAGGACGCAATCAAGCGTTCTGTAATGAATTTGGTAAGAACAAAGGTCGGAGAGAGATTTTATAACCCACTTTTGGGTAGTAGGATTGAAGATCAGATGTTTGAGATAGCTGGAAGTGATGCAGCTATGGAATTAGAGGATGATATTGTTCTTTTATTAGATAACTTTGAACCTAGAGTTGCAAATACTCAAGTAAAAGTGGTATATCCAATGGATAGTAACTCTTTAATTATAGAAATCGGATACGATATAGTTGGAATCACTGCTCCACGACAACAAATAGACTTCATCCTACAATCAACTAGAATATAATGTCTTTCAACCAGTTTACAAACTTAGACTTCGCTGCTCTAAGACAACAAATTAAAGATTACCTTCGAGTAAACAGTGATTTTGCTGATTTTGACTTTGAAGGATCGAACTTTTCGACCTTGATTGATCTTTTAGCTTACAATACTTACATAACCGCTTACAATACTAACATGGCGGTTAACGAATGTTTCCTTGACAGTGCAACTTTGCGTGAAAATGTGGTTTCACTTGCTAGAAACATAGGTTATGTACCAAGATCTGCCAGATCTGCAATGGCAACCATCAATTTTAGTGTTGACTTGGGAACTAACGACACAAGAATCGTAACTTTGAAGGCTGGACAGGTTGCATTAGGTAATCAAGTCGGTGGATCTTACATTTTTTCCATTCCAGACGACTTTGTTGCTACAACTGGTGACAACAATGTTGCTATTTTCAATAATTTGAATGTTTACGAAGGAATTTACCTTCAAAAAAGTTTTCAGATTGATTATTCTCAGCCAAATCAAAGATTTATTCTTCCAAATGCGAATATTGACACAACTTCTATCCGTGTAACCGTTACTTCTACCACATCTGAGATCTATACGCTCTATGATAACATTTTAAGAGTAGATGCTGAGTCAAAATTGTTCTTAATCCAAGAAATTGAAGATGAACACTATGAAATTTTATTTGGAGACGGAATTTTAGGTAAAAAACCGCCTTCTGGAGCGATTGTAAATGTAAGTTATATTGTTTCAAATGGAAGAGCTGGAAATGATGCTAAGAATTTCTCATTTATTGGAATTTTAGAAGATGATAGGGCATTATCAATAACATCAGGTATCTCAGTAATCCAAACTGCGAACAAAGCTTCAATGGGAGACGATATTGAAGATATCAGTTCAATCAAATACCTAGCACCTCGTATATACTCCTCACAATACCGTGCAGTAACGGCAAGTGACTATTCTGGTATCATTCCATTCGTATATCCTAACGTCGAGTCTGTGACCGCCTACGGTGGAGAGGAGTTAGATCCTCCTGAGTTTGGAAAAGTGTTTATTTCCATCAAACCTAAGAATGGTTCGTTCCTTTCACAGATTACGAAAGACGATATCTCTAGGCAACTCAAACAATATTCAATCGCTGGTATCAAACCAGAAATTATTGACCTTAAGTATCTTTATGTCGAAGTTGATACTTCTGTTTACTATAACAGTAACTCAGTCTCAGATACAACCGAATTAATTACATCTGTAACCAAAGCCTTAACTTCATATTCTAGATCATCTGACATCAACGACTTTGGTGGTAGATTCAAGTACTCTAAAATTGTTGGATTGATTGATGCCTCTGCGAGAGGTGTTACTTCTAACATTACAAAGGTAAAAATGAGAAGAGATCTCATTCCTGAGTTCAATACCTTTGCAACTTATGAACTTTGCTATGGAAATGCTTTTTATGATCAACCAAATGGATATGGAATACGTTCTACAGGATTTTCAGTCACTGGTATAGACGGAACTCTGTATCTTGGTGATATTCCTACAGCTGGAACTAGTTTTGGTAAAATTGTCTTCTTCAAACTTGTAAATAACCTTCCTCTAATCGTTAAGAATGATGCTGGGACTGTAGATTATGTTCATGGAGAGATTAATTTAGATGTGGTAAATATATCAGGGTCTACTTTAGCAAATGGTCTAATTGAAGTAGAGGCAATACCAGATTCCAATGATGTTATTGCACTTAAAGACTTGTACTTACAATTAGACGTTACAAACAGCACAGTTGATGCACTTCCCGATGTTATATCATCTGGTGAAAATACATCTGCTACTTCTTACGTCACAACATCTAGTTACGCTAGCGAATCAATCTACACAAGGTAAATGACAGATATTAAAAGAGTAAAAATCTCTCATGTCATAGAATCTCAGATTCCAGAATTCATAAATCAGGAATCACCTCTTTTTGCGAGCTTTTTAAACCAATATTACGAATCACTAGAACACAAGTCTGGTACGGTTGACCTAGCAAACAATTTACCTGAGTATCGAAAGGTAGGAGCCTTCAATGCAGAGACTCTAACTGCATCAACGACTCTTACTAATGATGTTTTCGCTGGTGCGAGAACAATAAAGGTAGAATCAACTGTTGGGTGGCCAGACACCTATGGGTTATTGAAGATTGATAATGAGATCATCACATATACTGCTAAGACCGATACATCCTTTACTGGGTGTGCTAGAGGATTCAGTGGTATTGATCAAATATCAAAAGAAGACGATGCTGAGTTCTTAAACTTCCAAATTAGTAGCGCTGAACAACATGTAACTGGTGCAACAGTAACTAACTTAAGTAATCTTTTCCTACAGGAGTTTTTTACAAAATTTAAAACAGAATTTTTACCTGGCTTTGAGAATAGAAGTTTTGTAAGTGGAACATCTGTCACAAATGTTCTAACTAGGGCAAAAGACTTCTACATGTCGAAGGGAACAGACTCTTCATATCAGATTCTCTTCAAACTTCTCTATGGAGAAGACATCGAGCTTTTAAAACCGATTGAACAGACACTCGTACCGTCTGCAAACGTATATTTCCAAACTAAACACGTTCTACTTGAAAACTTATTTGGGGGACAACCCTTAGAGTCTATTGGTAACTTCCTATATCAAAATGTTGCTGGTATTGGTACTGTAAGTGCTTCAATATACAATGTCGAGTATAGACCAATCAATAATATTGATTTCTATGAGATGTCTCTCGACTCAACATCATTTGACGGTACTTTTCAAGTGCCTGGTAAAACAAAAGCTCTAGAAGCAACAGATGAGGGTGCAACAAGTATAGTTGTTGACTCTACAGTCGGATTTGGTCAAAGTGGAACACTATTGGTAAGACCTAGAACAGGTGATAACCTACTTACTATCTCATATACAGATAAAACAGTAAACCAGTTTTTAAACACTAGTGGTATTAGCACTTCTTTGGTTTTTGGTGCAGATATACTTGAAAATAAACTTGCATATGCTTATGCTGGTTTTGGTCAAACATCTTTAATAGAATTCAGACTTGTAAACGTAATTGATGATGTAGATACATCTGATTCTACCAATATGCAAGTTGATGATAGTCTTAAGCTTCTTTCTTTTGGTAGAGACTTAGGCGATAGACCTCAATTCAACAACTGGATCTATAACATACCATCTAGTCATAATATATCTGATATTAATCAGGTAAACGTCAATACTTTCCGAATTAATCTTTTTGATTCGATTATCTTCTATATTGATGAGGAACTAATCATCAAAAACCAATTTGGAGATCAAGCGATTATCATAGTTAAAGACATTGAGTATGATGCCACTAACCTTTCCAAGATTTACGCAAATACCATTGTTGTACAAACACAAACAACAATTCCTTTCAATCCAACAGTCATTACGAAGACTGTTACTAAGGCTAAACATAACTCCGATTACTTTGATGGTGTAGATGCTTTTCCTGTTGGTATTCAAAACAGTTACTTAGATAAAGACGAAGAATTCTTCTATGTTACATCATCTGGTCTTCCAAACTATCCAATCTTCGCAACTGACAATAAGGTATTTGTAAAAACCGACACAGTGGAGGCCAGAGACGGTTTTGGGACACCAATACTCGGTGGTGGGTTTACTTATACCATCAGATCGTTTGACCCCGCCTTTGACCCCAATGCCTCCACAGTAAGCACCTTAAATCACAACTATGTAACTGGAGATAAGATCTATTGGAACAATACAACCAATAGTGGTATAAGCACTGGTATATACTTTGTAACTGTAATTAACCAAACTGAATTTTATCTTTCATATAGTGGTTCTGATGTATTTGCTAAGAAGTACATTGCAGCTAGAATAGGAACTCTTGGTCAGTACATCTATAAGTCAGGATGGGAAAACAAAACACTCAAAAACCAAAAAATACTAAGAAAGTATCCTAACTACAAACAAAGAAATCTATTTGATGATCCGAACAAGAGAGATGTCAATAACAGAGCTGTAGGATTGTTGGCAAATGGTGTAGAGATATTTCCACCAACTGTTTTTGATGAACAGATCTTCCACGGTAACATCACAGAGATAAAAGTAACAAATCCAGGCCAAGATTATGATGTCATCACAGGACCTCCACTCGTCATTAACGATTCACAAGGTAGTGGCGCTGTTGCTTATGCTAACGTATCTGGATCATTCAGAGAAGTTAAATTGGTTGCTCCTGGCATCGGATATCAAGAAAAACCCAAGATTACTGTTAGTGGTGGTAACGGAACTGGTGCCGTCCTTGAGTCTAACCTAGTCAGAGGTAAGATTGTTGCAAACTTCAAGGCAGATGGCACGGCTGTTGATACATTTGATGAAAGTGTTACCTTCCCAGAAAACCATAACTTTGAAGTAGGTGAAGCTATCGTATATGACTCCAGAGGTAACACTCCTATCGTCAATATCATTGACGGATCAACTTACTTTGCTGGTGTGGTCAATGAAAAGACAATCAAGTTACATAATACATCTGAAGATGCTAAAGCTGGTATTAATACTGTTAACATTGGAAATATAAGTTTCGGTTTTCATAAGTTTACCTCACTTAATGCTAAAAATACGATAACTAGGATTTATGTCAAGAATCCTGGCTCTGGTTACTCAAATAAAAAGGTTATAATTCCAGGCAGACCAACAGAGGGTGATATTCAATCAGGTATTAGCACATCTGATGATTACATACTTGCATTTAATCATAATTTCCATGATGGTGAAATTGTAGAGTATTCTGTAGATGGAACTATTGCAAATGGTCTTTCTACAACCACACAGTACGCTATTAAGGAGATTGATAGCAATAGATTCAAGTTATGTGATGTTGGAGTTTCATCTCAAAGAGATTTAACGAATTATAATAAAAATAAGACAGTTGTAATTAGTGGATTTGGAAATGGTAAACATACAATCAAATATCCACCTATAACAGTAAATGTAGAAAGTTTATCTGCTATTGGTAGCACAACTATCATCAAACCTGAGCTTGATCCTAAAGTTTTAGGAAGTATTGAAAGTGTTTATCTAGAAGAAGGTGGAATTGGATATGGTTGTACTAATATCATGGATTTTCACAGAAGACCTGATGTTGGTATATCTACTGTCGTCTTTAATGCTTTATTAAAACCAATTATCATTGGTGGATCAATTGTAGACGTTCAGATACTTGCTTCTGGTAAAGGATACCGTGAAGACTCCGATATTCTCATCTTTAGTCCTACTGGTAGCTTTGCAGACATCAAACCTATCGTATCTGGTGGTAAAATCACTGGTGTAAGTATTCTTGACGGTGGTATTGGTTACGGTACAAGTGATACAACTCTAGATCTCCAAAACAGAGGTAAAAGTGCTAAATTTATAGCAAACGTAAAAGAATGGAAGATAAACCAAGTTCAGAAGAACGATGCTATCATTAAAGACGAAGATTCGCTACTTACCAAACCAAGTACAAACCCTGCTTTCCAATTACAGACAATTGGTATCTTCCCTCCACAAAAACTTAGATTCCAACTTGGAGACAACATTGATTCTGGTAATTTAGAAACACCAAACGCTTTTCACTCACCTATACTTGGATTTGCTTATGATGGTAATCCAATTTACGGTCCTTATGGTTATCAGACTCCAACAGGGGGAGCTATTCAAAGATTACAGTCAGGATACATTCTCGATACCACTCTGAGATCGGGTCTGAGACCTCCTGGCTTCGCTTTTGGGTATTTCGTCAATGATTACATTTTCGACAACTCAGGCGACTTAGACGTACACGGTGGACGATATTGTGTGACTCCACAGTATCCAGATGGAGTCTATGCTTACTTTTACAGCGTAGATGTTGATTCTAGTGGTGTTGCTAAACCAAAATTCCCATACTTGCTTGGTGGGTCATTCAAAGACACTCCTATTGAAGAAAACTTCGTAACTTTCTTCAACCAAGACGTAGATATTGCATCTAGAGATCTTACAAGGAATGTGGCTCCATATTATCTCTCATATGGTAATTCTGACTATGAATTGATTGATGATGTCGAAGATTCGTTAAAACAGGAATTTGCAGTTCGCAAAACTAAGAGTTCTGGTATTTCTTCCGTAACTATCTTCTCTAAAGGTGATGGTTACAAAGTAGATGATGTTTTAGAGTTAGATAACTTTGGAACTAATGGAACTGGCGCTAATATCGTAGTTGGGTCTGTTTTAGGTAAACCCATCTCTACGGTGCAGATTGGAGTGTCTACATTTGTTGATACTGAACTTGCAAAAGACAAAAACAGGATCACAGGTATAACTAGCGTTCCACATGGAGTTGCAGACGGAGAAACATTAATATTAAGCGGTATTAGTACTTCAGACTTTACTGAATTCAATGGTCCTAGAAAAGTTAGTGTTATTAACAGATCAGTAGGACTTTCACAATTTTTAAACACCAAAGCGATCACAGGTGTCAGTACATCAATATTTGTAACTGATGTTGAAGGATTTTCCTCTGGTGACATTATTGGAATCGGTACAGAGTCACTGACTGTGACAAATGTTGATTCTCAGTTCAATAGACTATTTGTAAACAGGGAAGACTTCGTTGGAGCTGCATTTACTCATGTGGCTGGAATAGACAATGTTATTCTAAAACCAACTAAGTTCTCCTTCCCTATTGGACAGTCAACTGTTACTAGATTTACTTTTGAAAACGGAACCACATATTTCAACCCACAACAGACAGTTGGTGTTGGTTCCACTGGTACACATTATACCATACCTCTTACAGGATTAAGTACAGTACAAACTGTTGAAAATAGATTTGTGCCACAACAAAGAATCTATATTAAAGATCATGGTTTCTTTACTGGCCAAAAACTAACCTATAACATTGGTGTTGGTGGAACCTCTCTTGTTTGGGCTAAAGTATCTGCTGGTGCAACATCTGGTCTCGGTACACAAACTCTCCTTAATTATGGTGACGTATATGCCATTAACTTTGAACCAGATTACATTGGATTGTCTACTACTGGTATTCCTACCACTGGAGATGCAGTATGGTTCTTTAATGTAGCTTCTAACTCTGGGTTTGCACATTCATTCACAACTAACTACCCTAAAGTAACATCTAAGGTAGAAAGGTTCTTTGGTGAAGTAGGAGTTAGTTCTGCTCATGGATTGCTTACTGGTGATGTGATCACTTTAGATGCACTACCTCAATCCAGTGAAACAGTTGAAGTAAGATATGATCCAGTTATTGCTAAAATTACAACTGGTAAAATAGGATTTGCAATATCTGCTTTTTCACCAGACTTGAGTGAGATTACAATATTAGATGAATCTTTACAGAGTGGTGATAAGGTTGTATTTTACAATGGTGGAAATACTATTAATGGTTTAGTCAATAATGAGACATACTTTGTTCTTAGAGAGAATACTGAAGCGATTAAGCTTTGTAAGTATAAGTCTGACGTAGATGACTCCAATCCAGTATCAATATCAACTGCAACTGAGGCATCCGCTAATAACTTAAGTTATCTTGCTAAAGTTAACCCTCCTTTAGAATTTACTAATGGTAATGATATTATATTTGATGTATCTGATCAAAGTCTTCAAGATATGCAACTTGACTTCTATGAAGATCTTAACTTCAGAGAAAGACTTGACGTAAATGGCACCAATGACACTCAATTCAGTATTCTTAGAGATGGTGTATCTGGAACAGCTGACGCTAAAATAACTATCAGAACAAGTACAGACTGGCCTTTAAAAACATTCTACAATTTGACACCCGTAGTTCCCTCCGATTCAAGAAAGACTTTTGGATCTTCTGATACTGAGGTGACTGGTAGAAACAACATTACATTCAAAAATGTTGTTTTAAAAACTGATCATGAGATTATCAAAACAGATGACAAAAACTTCGCTTTCAACTTAAAAGAAAAACCACTTGCACCACAAAGACTTATTTCGAGAGTTGGTGTAAGTACAATCACATACAGCACTGCATCTAAAAATGCAAGAGGCCCTATTAACTCTACTAAGATTAACTTCCCAGGCAAGGGGTACACAATCTTGCCTAGAGTTATTGGATTTGCAAGCACACAAGGTAAAGATGGCATTGTAAAAGTCTCTTCACCCGATATTGGTCAAATTGACACCTTAGAAAGAATCAAAGATGGATTTGACTATCCTACTGATCCTACATTACTACCATTCTTATCCGTGCCTGCAATCGTTGATATCAGTGGTATCGCAAGAATGAATGAAATTCAAGTGGTTGATGGTGGTACAAGATATAATCAGCCTCCTACACTTGCAGTTCGTGGTAATGATAATGTAGAGATTAGAGCAACTATATCTGGTGGATCTGTAGATAAAGTTGATATTATCAAAAATGCTTTTGAATTTAGTGAACCACTTAGTATTATTACAACCAATAACTCCAATGGTTATGACATTGACGCTATTAGTCATAGTGGTACAGATGTCACAGTTGAACTTCTTTTAGACGCACAGTTTAACATCCCAGTCAAGACAGGATATTCTTCTACAGAAACTAAGTTGCCATTTGCTATTGGTGATCAAGTATTCATTGAAAACTGTAGAATCAAACCAGCCTCTAGAGAATTAGGACAATCCAACTTCAACTCATCTGGATATGACTTCTCATTCTTTACAGTTACAGGTATAAACACTGTAAATGCAACTATCACATACAGTATGGCAAATGCTCCAGGCATTTCTACTGTAACACTAGGAACTTATGATGATGACTTTACTCTAGGTTCTATTGTCAATTATAATGACATGGCTAAGTTCAATATGACAATTATTGATGACGCTAAGTTCTTATCTGGTGAAAAAGTAACATCTGCAAGATTTGAAGGATTTGTTTCTGAAAACGGATGGAATGGTAAGATTAGTCAACTTAGATTGAGAGATACAATTGGAAATCTCAGGCCTGGAGATAAACTCTTTGGTGAAGTATCTCAATTACTAGGTAACGTAAGAGATGTAAAC